TCGGTGGTGGCGCTCTCATTACCATTCAGCAGATGATCGTCCGCAGCGAAGAGGACATCCGCAAGATTTCCCAGGAACTCTATAACCTCATTCAAAGTGGCTCTCGCGCACAGGGTCACTTCACTACAGCATAAAGGGGGCTTTGATTTATGGGCTTTACCTATAACGATATCACATCGGCCAGTATGGGCATCAAAGCCCGTCTGACCTCTTGGCAGGTGTGTGGTAGAATGCGTAATTTTACCACCACCGTGCCTGGAAAATACGGTGTTGCAGACTTCGGCGCTGATTTCGATTACCGCGAGATCACTGCTCACTGCAACATTTACCCCAAACACACCTTTACGGCATTGGTCTCCACCCTGGATGACATTGCCGCCTGGCTTGACCCCGTGCAGGGACTCCGGCAGCTCATTTTTGATGATGTGCCGGACAGATACTTTATGGCGCGTCTGAATGATGCGGTGGACTGTGAACGGCTCGTCCGCTCCGCAGGCTCCTTTGACCTCAAGTTCTTCTGTCCCGACCCATTTGCCTACGCCATCACCGATGAGACCTTTTCCATTACAGAGGAAGGAACACACACGGTGACGCGCACCATTGGTAATATCGAGTCCATGCCAATCTACCGCATCAGCGGTGTGATAACTGCCGGGGCAAGCAACTATATCAGCATTACCACCAACGGTTTGGAACTGAAGATCGTAAACGCAACGCTCTCCGAGGGTGAAACCCTTGTTGTGGATACTGATAAAATGACCGCTTATGTGGTGGACGAAAACGGAGAAACGCTCCGCAACGGTCTGCCGTATTTGCAGGAACTAAACTTTCCGGCACTTGCTGTCGGAGATAACACCGTCACCGTGGATGTAAGCAATGCCACGCTGACAGAGCTACAAATTCAAGCCAAGAGCAGATGGAGGTGACGGTATGTCTCTGAAAATGATACTGGACAAACAGGCTGATTTCACGGGTGAGTTCCCGGCAGAGTATGCCGCCTCCGGCTTGTGGCGTTTCAATGAAGCCAACCCGGACGAGGATACTTCGCTTTTGGATTCCTCCGGCTGTGGGCGCAACTTTACCATTGTGCATTGGTCTGGCACTACAGCCAACCTCTCCAAAAGCCCCAAAGGACGCCAGTTCCGTTTCAACATCAACAATCCGACTTCCGAAAAGACGCATCTGCAGGTGACTAACGATGGCAGCATCTTTGCGAACCTTGGTGAACGGATTATTGTGGGCGGTTGGATGAACCCTACCACATACTCGGTTGGTAATACATTCTGTCCGATCTTCAATACCCGCTACGGCCCCGGACAGCCTATTTTCTATCTGTCCCTGTATTCCGGCAAACCCAGAATCATGCTCTACAATTCCTCCGGCAGTCTGATCCTCGACCAGTCCGTGACACCTTCCTTCAAGTTGGTAAACGGCGGTTGGTATTTCATTGCCGGAGTCATTGAGCCGAACAACAGGAAGTTCACCTATGTTCTGGGTGACCGCTCGACAGGCGAAGTGTGGAAATCCGAGGTTCTTACCATTGGCGGTGAGTTGAACCGCTCCTGTGTGGCTGACCTTGTGATGGGTATGCACGCCGATACCTACTATTACGCAGGCGGCTTTGACGACTGGTTCTTGGACTGTGATTCTCCGATGACCGCAGATGATTTGGTGGACTATTTTAGAGCAACCGTTCTCTGTAACGGTGCAGACAGTTCCGCTGATGTGGATGCTTTCACCGATGCAAGCGGTGTCACGCTGAAAGCCACCAACGGGGCCTACCCGGAAAGCGGCATTCTCTACACCAAGGCGGCTGAATGCAATCTGTCCGGCACGGGCAAGGTGTCTGTGACCAGTGAGTATTCCGCAGGCACTACGGCCATTGCCTCTGTGGAGACCTCCACCAGCGATGACCTCACCGATTGGAGTGATTGGATCGCCATCGGCTCGGACGGAAAGTTGCAGTCCCCGAACCGCAATTATATCCGCTTTAAGGTCACTCTGACCACCTCGGATTCTTCTAAAACTCCGAAGTTGGTGGACATTCGCCTTTACGATATTCCCAAGGCTCCGTATGAGAAAATCGGCTATGCCCGTCCTGTTGTCCTGGATGATAACGGTGCGTGGGAAGCCATCCTGGAGAACGCCTACGACATCATCGTAACGGGCGAAATCAACGGTGAGGACACGCTGACTTTCAGCATACCGTACCGTGACAGCAAACGCGGCTATATCGACAACGAGAAGAAAATCCAGATTGTTGACGATGTATATAAGATCCGCACCATCACCGATGTGAAGGACAGTTCCGGCAGTACCATTACCCAGGTATATGCCGAAGCCGAGTTCTACGATCTGACCTTTTCTGTCCGTAAGGAAGAAAAGAAGTTCGATGCAGAAACTGCGGATGTTGCTATGGCATTTGCCCTTGCAGGCACAGAGTGGTCGGTCGGCACGGTGAATGTCACTACCAAGCGCACCTGGACGAGTACGGAAAAGAACGCACTTTCCATTCTCCGCAGCATTGCCAATCTCCACGGCGGCGACCTTGTTTTCGACTGTCCGAACCGACTGGTGCATCTGCTGACGGTGAACGGCACGGACAGCGGCGCGCTGTTTGCTTATAAAAAGAACATGAAAAGCATCGAGCGTATCGTGGACACCCGCTCTCTGGTTACCAGGCTATATGCCGTGGGTGCGGATGGGCTGACCTTCTCGGATATCAACGGTGGCAAACCTTACCTTGAGGATTACACCTATTCCAAGGAAATCCGCATTACCACTCTGGACTGCTCCTCCTTCACCAACCCGTACCAAATGAAGGAATTTACAGCCATGCGCCTTGCGGAATACTGCAAGCCCACGGTGTCCTATGTGCTGAATGCGATGGACTTGTCCGTTCTGACGGGTTATGAGCATGAAGCTTGGAACTTGGGCGACTATGTCCGTGTTGAGGATAAGGAGTTGGGGCTTTCGGTCACCACCCGCATTGTGCGCCGTGAGTACAATCTGCAGGAGCCTTGGAACACGGTGTTGGAACTGTCCACCACGCTGAAGAACCTGGGCAGTTCGGTCAGCACCCTTGATGTAATCGCAGACTCTCTGGAAGGCACGAGCATGGTTTCCAACAACGATATCCGTGAACTGGTGCCGTTCAACCATCTCCGCAATTCCCGTGCCGATGATGGACTTGCGTACTGGATCAGTTCCGGCTTTGTGGCAGACGGAGAAAATGGTGCATCCGGCACGGCATCTTTTAAGGCTGTGGGTGTCGAGGGTATGACTATGAGCCTTGCCCAGACGGTGTATCCTTCCAACCGCAGCAGTTATACGCTGTCGGCGCAGATCGCATCGGACGATTTGGAGAAGCTGGGTAACGACTCCCAGGTTGGTATCGAAGTGGTCATCGAATACGAGGACGGCAGCATTGAGTCTCGCTTCATTGACCTGTATTGATGGAGGTGCTTTATGGCTTATTTTTCTAAAACCTCGGAGAAGATCACGCCGGAAAGCTACTTCTCCAAAGTGAAATCCATTACGGTGCGTGTGTGCATTACCAACTGCACAGGCACTTTTTATATTACAGACCTCTTGCTGCAGCCCGGCTCTGTAGCCACGGGATGGGTAGGTCATCCCTGCGAAGTGAAGTGGGTACTGGATGGCTAAACCAGTATTTATCCGCTTGGCAGAGGTCATAAACAAGAAGCAGGATATGCGTGTCGTGAGCGTTACGGTGAAACCTACCGTCACCAACTGCTCCGGTACAATTTGGTTTACTGACCTGCAACTGCAAGAGGGACCGGCGCTGACGGGCTATGTACCGCACACCGAGAGCCGTCTGAAGGAAAATTCCAAGGTGTGGTTCAACGGCGTCATCCGCTCTTCGGAAACGGTCGTTGTCTGCAATCTTGGCAACACCTCCGGCGGACTGGATATTCATATCTACCCGAAATCCGATATGGCACCTGGGTCGGTACAGCTTGCCCAGGGGGTCGGCGGACAGCGGGTCAAGTTCCCAAACGCCCTCTCTGCGGAAGATGACCTGGCTCTCCTTGCTTCGGTGCGTGAATGCACCAAGAACGGTGTCACCGAGCCGAAAGAGGGGTTTTATCAATACAGTGCCGCTTGGGATTCCAAGCACAAGGTCACCTTGGAGGACGGAAAGTCTGCCAGGGTGCTTTTTGAATTACAGCAGATGACGGATGGAGGTGTGTCGGTATGAGGGATAAGCTAAAAGGCAAACGAATCATGGTGTGGACTTTCATGGGCAATGCCCGTATGTATGAAGCCCTCCGTGACTACGGTGACCGTATCGACACCATCGGATTATTCTCCTTCAAGGTGGATAAAACGGGAAAAATCACTGAGAGCGGTGTTGCCATCAGCAATATGCTGACCTACATCAACAAGTGGCCTCACATCCGTTGGCTGCTCACCGTTGCCAATGACGGTGCAAACTCCATCTTCAAGGCGCTGCGTGATAACGTGGACGGCGCACAGGACACCTTCTGCTCCGAACTTGTCCGCATCATGGAGAAATATCCCTGGTGCGACGGTGTTGACATCGACCTCGAAAAAGGCGATGACTATTCCACCCATGCGGTGTCCACGGCTATGTTCAAGCACATCTATGAAACGGTCAAGGCTTACGATCCGACCAAGGAAATGAACATCTGCCTTCCTGGTATGACTTCGGTCAACGGCTCGGTCGGTGGTGAGAACTGGTGCGTATATGGAGATCTGAATCAGTACTGCGACACCGCCTCCATCATGACCTATGGTATGGCGTGGGCGGGTTCTGCTCCCGGTCCTGTTTCACCGAGAAGTTGGCTTGAGGGTGTATACGACTATGCAGTACGCGTTATGGATCGAGAAAAGGTGTTCCTTGGAATGCCCGCCTACGGTTGGAACTGGCAGATTTACGATACCCCGGAGAACCTGGGCGAATATTATCGTGGCACATCCAATACCTACTACGCTGCACAGTATTGGCTCACGGGTGCATATAACTTCACGGATGACGGACCTCCACAGCCGATGATTCCGATTGTCGGTTATTGGGATGACTACGATATGGGTCCGTGGGCGCTTCCCCATGTATATGACTACATGGAAGGCAGAGATGCGATTTACAAAGAGTATCCGCAGATGTCGGAAACCTACAACCGCAGACGCTATCTGACCTCCTATGCCAAACAGCAAAAGACGGAGTTTGGCGACGTTATCATAGACCACGATGCCGAGCCGGACAGCTACGCAGGTGTGGTTTCTGTTTCCAAAACCCTGGTCACGCTCGGTGATGGAGGCTCTGCCACTTACAAGTTCACCATTGAGGAAGATGGCGTTTACGATGTGGCAATCCGGCTATGTTATCCGTTTTGGGACAAAAACAGCATCTACGCATCCCTTGATGGCAATACCGTCCACTTCTCTGAAAGCCGACTGTGGTGGCCGTATTGGAGAACCACCTTCTGGGCGACTCTTGCCAAGGGTGTGAGCCTTACTGCCGGAAACCATACTCTGAAGATTTCAGTCGGTGTCAATGGTGTACAGTTCTACGGTTTTCGTGTCTGCACCGACTTTTCGGAAGCACCTACCGCAGGGCAGGCGGAATACACCCTTGCTCCGAGAAAGTTCAAGGACATAAACGGCAACATGGTGGGTCCCGTTGAGGGCTTCAAGCTAACTCTTGAGATGCTCCGCCGAAAGCCGGACTCCGCACTGATTTGGTATGAGGACTTCCGTGATGAGCAGAAGATCCCCGAAAGCTACTGGAATGTTCTCTCTGGGGAATGGGATGTATGGCAGGAGGATTTGCCTTATGGTGATACAAGCCGACCGTACTCACAGCTTGAGGGTTCTGGACAGCTTGCGTGGAACTACAGCAGTTTCTCCGATATTCATCTCCGGGCGCAGATCATCTTCCCGGAAGATGGTGGTGGCAAGGCAGGTGTTTTCCTCGGTTCGCTGTTCTGCTGCTTCAACTACGATACCCAACGTGTCGAACTGTATGAAGGCTCTACGCTCAAAGGCAGCTACAGCACCAGTTTTTCCAAGACCCCAAAAGCCGATCTGCGTACCAATCCCAATGTCTACACCATTGAAATGCGTAAGCGTGGGAACAAGGTAAGGGTTTATTCTTCCGCATCCTACACGCTTCGCTTCACGGCAACCGTGAACAGCGGTGGCGGTTATGCGGGCATCCGTTCTGATAGAAAGGTCAACTGCCAACTGCTACGCCTGGGTGACGCCTGGACTTACGAGCCGTATGAGCGGTTCGATGTGGTGATGCCGGACGGAACAGAGACGACTTTCGGCAGAATCGAGCGGTCAAACTGCACCTGGGATGAAGAGTTCCAGGTGTTCACGCTGACTTCCGATGTGGAGGAATCGTCCACCAGGAGCGAAAGCATCTCTCTTGACTATGAGTTCTACCATTCCCACGTCATGCCGCTTGAGTGCGGAAATGACTACACAGCAAAAATTATCCCCAGGGACATCAACATTTGGATCTCCCGCTTGTTCCTTGGGGACGCACATGGCTTTTCCATTCTGTACTACCAGGATGTGGACAGCCTCATCTATTGGGCGAACCAGGCAGCGTACCGTTGGAAACTGCGAGGGATGTGTATGTGGTCTCTTGGGCAGGAAGATATGCGTGTCTGGGAGTGGCTACCCAAGCAAACAGAATAAGGCATTGAGGGCTTCTGCTTTGTGGCGGGAGTCCTTTTGCATATCAAAAATTAAAGGAGGATAACGCTATGAAACAAATCTGGACTGGCATTCAGTTGGCTTTCACCGCTGTCGGCGGCTTCCTTGGATGGTTCCTGGGCGGTTTGGACGGCTTTCTGTATGCACTGATCGCTTTTACGGTGATCGACTACATTACTGGCGTCATGTGCGCCATCGTAGACAAGAACCTCTCCAGTGCGGTTGGCTTTAAGGGCATCTGCCGTAAGGTTCTGATTTTCACCCTTGTGGGCATCGGCAATATCGTGGATGTTTATGTGCTTGGTGAAGCGGGTGTGCTGCGTACTGCGGTCATTTTCTTCTACCTTTCCAATGAAGGTGTAAGCCTGTTGGAGAACTCCGCGCACCTCGGATTGCCTATCCCCGAAAAGCTGAAGGAAGTTCTGGAACAGCTTCACGACAGGAACGGAGGTAATGACGATGAATCTGCATAAGCTGATTTTTACCGAAAACGCCTGCTATAAGGCAGGCAAGAAAATCAAGGTGAAAGGCATTATGGTTCATTCCACCGGTGCCAATAACCCTACACTCAAACGCTATGTCGGACCCGATGACGGTCTGCTCGGCAAGAACCAGTACAACAACCACTGGAACACCTATCATCCCGGCGGTCGTGAGGTCTGCGTCCATGCCTTCATCGGCAAACTGGCTGACGGTACTATCGCCACATACCAAACGCTCCCTTGGGATCACCGTGGTTGGCACGCCGGAGGTTCTGCAAACAACACTCATATCGGATTTGAAATCTGCGAAGACGGTCTTACGGACTACACCTATTTCCAGAAGGTGTACCGTGAGGCCGTTGAACTTTGTGCCTATCTCTGCAAGGAGTACGGACTGACCGAGCAGAACATCATCTGCCATTCCGAAGGCTACAAACAGGGCGTTGCATCCAACCACGGTGATGTGATGCACTGGTTTCCGAAGCACGGCAAGAGCATGGATACCTTCCGCGCAGAGGTCAAGGCGCTGCTTGCCACGGGAGCGGATACCCCCGAAGAGAAGCCTGCTGAATCCACAGTGACCTATCCTGAAAAGCTGACCACGGGCTACTACCGTGTGCGTAAGGATTGGAAGGATAGCAAATCCCAGATCGGCGCATATCGCATTCTCACCAACGCAAAGAATGCTGCGGATAAGAACCCTGGCACCTTTGTGTTCACCAATGATGGTGTGGCAATTTATCCTACCCAGGGTGAGGCTACCGCTGAAAATGCCTATCGCGTCCATACCGTGGTCAAGGGTGATACCCTTTGGGATATTGCCGCTCTGTACCTCGGCAAGGGTAGTCGCTACCCGGAAATCAAGACGCTGAACGGACTGACCTCCAATGTCATCTACAGCGGTTGGAAACTGAAGATCCCCAACTAAGCATCAAGCCCATCGAGCCATTTCGGTTCGGTGGGCTTTTCGCATTTTATAGGGGGTTGACATTTTTCCTAAGTAGTCAGAAGGAACGGATTCCTTCGGAACGGAGGACCCATTATGACTGACCTACAGAAGGAAAAAATCATAGCCATGCGTAAGGAGCGGGCTACTTATACTGCTATATCGGATGCTTTGGGCATCCCTGTCAACACCATCAAAACTTTCTGCCGAAGGAACGGTATGACTGCGGAAGCACCCAAAGGCAAGCCTGTCTGCAAAAACTGCGGCGCTGAACTCAATAATACCCCTGGTGCAAGACCTCGGCTCTTCTGCTCTGACCACTGCAAGCAGACCTGGTGGAATAAGCATCGTAGAGATCGTGTCAGTACAAAACTTATTCCGCACATCTGTGCCACGTGCGGAAAGCCCTTCACTGATTATGGTGGGGCTAACCGAAAATACTGCTCCCAGGAATGCTATAGAAATGGGGGTGTGCGTGATGGACAGTAAGACCTTCGATGCTCTTTTGGGCTACAAATCCGCTATGGCGCAGGCTCGTGTTATGCAGAAAAAAGGTCTGATTACTGCCGAAGAATTCGCCATAATAGAGACAAAAATGTGCGAGATATATGGTATCAATTTCGGCAGTTTATATCGGGATATTGACTGGATAAATACCCCTTTTAGAGGTAATATGTACGCTGAAAAGGAGG